CGAAACCGGCCCACTCTCTGACGTACTCGATGTGTCCGGGGGCGTCACCGGCAAAGGGGCGGGAGCTTCTCCCAGCCCGATCGCCGCAGTGAGCTTGAACATCACCGCGTAAGGGATGTCAGCGATCGCCTCCGGGCTGACCGGAGTCGGGTCGCTCCAGGCGACGATGCACGCTTCGAGCGCCCGCTGCGACAGCTCGTAGCCCTGCACCTCGTCCTTGTCCTCGCCGGCCAACACCTCGACGGTGGCTGCCGCGCGACGCATGGAACGGAGAGCGCCGATGGAGAGGGTCTTGACCTCGACCCATTCGCCATCCTCAAGTTCGACGCGCTTCGTCTGGTTCAGGAAGCCCACTGTGGATCCTTTCTGCTTGGGTTGGTCCTGGTCCCGGTCAGGATCAGGCGAACGCCTCGGTCACGGTCCCGGTGAAGCGGAGCTGCGCCTGGTAGCCGTGGTACTGGCCGACCTCGAGCGTGCGCGTGTACTTCTCGATCCAGACCTCGCCGGAGATGGTCTTGCCGGTCGCCAGCGTGATGACGGCGGAGCGCGTCGCGTCGTGCGTGATGCGGCCGATGTTGAGGACGGCGTCCGGGCCGGTCGAGGCGGTGTCGTCGTAGAAGCCTTCGATGTTCAGCGGCTCGCGGCGCCGGATGACGCCCTGGAGCCACTGCTCGTCGATCTCGCCGAACGGCGTCGACTCCACCGACTCACGGTTGACCGTGTAGTCGCCGATCTTGGTGATGTAGTTCTTGCCGAAGTTGGTCGAGAGCGAGCCGCCGTCTGCGGTGTCGATCTCGAACGCGACCTCGTTACTGCCGTGCTTCGCCATAGGGCTACTCCTTCATCAGGGGGCGACGTACACGCCCACGAAGAACGTGACGGTCGGGGCGGTTCCGCCGGTGTAGGTCCACGCCACCGACGCGTACTTGTTGATGGTGCCGGTGAACGTCTGGTAGTCGGACGAGCTCGCCGGGATGTTGGCCGCGGCGATGGTGGTGTAGCTGGCGGCCTTGTCGGCGTAGGTGACGCCGTCGGTCGAGTGGCGCAGGGAGAAGGTCACGCTCGTCGGCGCGGCCGTGCCGCCGACCGCCGTGACGTGCGTGAAGATGGCGCCGCCGTTGGTGCCCGCCGGGTTGGCGCCGGCGGTGAGCATAACGTCGAGCGTGTCGGTGTTGCCGGCGGCGACCTCGGTGCCGAGCGCGTGGACGATGATGCCCTGGCGCTGCACACCGGCCGACTGGTACTTGGCCGCGGCCTTGGTCAGGTCTGCGGAGGTGAGCTGCACCTTGTACTCGAGCCGGCCGATGGACGACCAGCCGTCGAAGGCCGCGCCGTTCGTGTTCCCGTGCGGGGCGATCGACATCGGGAGCTGCACCGCCGCGAGGTCGTACATCGCGTTGTGCAGGCTGCCGACGGCATCGTCGAACCACCCGTCCTGGGTGAGCTCGCGCTGCTTGGTGCCGGCCGACCAGATGACCTCGTCGGCCTCGCCGAGCGAGGTCGCCTCCGCGGTCTTGAGCGTCGGCACCTCGGTGAACTTGGTCGAGGCGCCCAGCATGCTGAAGCCGCCGAGGAGCATGAACCCGCAGTCGTCGGAGCCGTACTTAGCCACGGGCCTTCACCTCCTCGACCGCGTCGTTCGCCAGCCAGGACTTGAGGATCTCGGCGTTGAAGGGCACGACCTCGGCGCCCTCCTCGACCTCCATCCACTTCACCTTGGCGAAGAGCGCGTCGGCGCGGTCATGCTCGCCGGCGTCGCGAGCCTTGACGGCCTCGCGTGCTTTCTTCAGGGACTCGGGGTCGGCCGGGCAGTGGAAGCCCGTCTTCGCCCGGTAGGTGTCTGCCATGCGTGTACCTCCCGCTCTCAGGCGATGTGTTCGTGACCGCAGTCCTGGCAGATCCAGTGCTCGGTGGCACCAAACGTCACAGCCAGTTCCTTGCGATTCTGGTGCCCACAGGACTCCGGAGTGCCTGGAGCCACCGGCTCCTCCAGAACGGTCTCCTGTGGCTTCTCCGGGGCTTTCTGCGCGGCGGCCTGCTGCTCTTCGGTCACGCGCATCAGCACGGCGTCGATAGCGGCCCGCGCGGCAACGAGGTTGGCGATGAGCATGGCGTCAACTTCCGGCATGGATGAACCTCACGTCCAGGTCACGCCGGCGCAGGCCGGTCGTGGCGTCTCGGTTGCCGCGCTCGTCCTCGAAGATGACCATCGTGGAGCTCGCAGTGCAGGCGGCTTTGATGGCGTCGGCGACGGCCACGCACTCCGCGAACGTCTTCGCGTAGATGGAGAACTGGACGCGCGGCTTACTCACCTGCACGACGTTCTGGAAGCCGTGCGTGCGCGGCGTGGCGAAGTCGTGCCAGACGACGTAGGGGACGGCGTCGTTGTCGTCGTCCTTGGCGTTCGGCCAGAGGCGGTCGGCGATGAGCGCGGTCAGCGCGCTGTCGGCCTCGAGCATCGTCTGCATGTCGGAGAGGAACGCCATCAGAGGCCACCGAAGATGGCGCGCAGGCGCTCCATGAAGTAGAAGGCGATCGGCGTCACCGACTGCAGCGCCCCCTTGTACATGAAGCGGTAGGGCTGGTTGCCGGGGTGGTTGACCTTCGGGCCGACGAACCACTCGCCGCGGTTCTGCCAGTAGAACGCGAGCAGCGGGTTGCCCAGAATCTCGTGCGGGCGGGCACCGAGCTCGATGGCTGCCGCGTAGTCGAGGCCCTTGCCGAAGCCGACGCTGATGCCGTTCGCGGTCTGGAAGAAGATGCGCCCGCTGTCGATGAGCGCGCCGGTATCGACGAGCCCCTGCGAGGCGATGTTCCCCTCGATGGCAGTCTCGAGGATGTCGGCGACGTCGTGGAGCCAGTAAGCCTTCTCGGCCTGCAGCGTGGTGACGTCAGCCCGGAACTTCGCGATGAGCACGTCGTCGCCGAGGACGGAGACGACAGCCATCAGATGTCCCCTGGCTCGATGTCCTGGACGAGGATCTCGGTGAATGCCGACGTCGGGTCGGGCACGATGGAGACGATGGCCCAGTCGCGGTCGTGGAAGCGCACGCGATCGGTCTTGCGCGGCCCGGTGAGCCTGCCCTCGAAGAGCAGCCGGCGGTAGTCGACCTCGTAGGTCGCCTGCCCCGTGCGGAACTCCTGTTTCTTCATGCGGACAGAGACGTCGCCGCCGGCGACCAGCGCCATCACACTCTCGTAGTCCACGAGCGGCAGCCAGGTCGGCACGGCTTCACCGAAGTCGTCCTTCACCTTGGTCGACCGCAGGAAGGTCACCTCGGTGTCGAGGAAGCCGGCGAGGGCGTGCGCGAGGGCAGCGCCGCCTGGGGTGGCCGGCTGGATCACAGCGCGCTCTCCTCGGTCTTCCAGAACTTCTCTTCACGCATCTCGGGGCCGTCCACCATCTCGATGGTGACGAACCCGGCGCCATCGTCACCGAGCGTCGCGTACTCCTCACGGAGCGTCTGTGCGAGGGCTCGGAGCTGCTTCGCCGCCGACGCGGAGTCGGTGACGATGGCGCCCATCAGGTTCACGACCTTGAGACACATGATCTCGTTCGTGGCGATCGTCTCGAGGGCCATCGCCGAGGCGAGGGTCACCGAGTCTCCAGCCATGTCGAGGAAGGCCGCATACTCCTCGTCGCCCATCACCGGTCGATCCTCGTTGGTGTCGGCGACGCGGAGGCGCACCTTCCCGATGTTCGTGCTCAGGTCGTAGGTCCAAGTCATGCTACTTCTGCTTCCTCGGAGCGGCCTTCTTGGCGGCCGGCTTGGTGGTCGTGGTCGTCTGAGCCTTGTGCTGCGAGAGGTCGATGGGCTGCGCCGCGGCGACGGAGCCGAGGCTTTCCTCGACGCCGGCCGGCACCTCCCCAGCGATGTGGGGAGATGCCAGCATGGCCTCGAGACTCTCGTTCAGCTTGCGGAGCTCCTGGTAGATCGCCATCAGGAGATCCTGCTCATCCGTGGTCGGGATGATGTCTTCAGGCCGGGGGCTCATGCTCAGGCAGACCCGGTGCCGTTGGAGCCCACGGTGGCGCGAGCGTCCACGACGACTCCGCCGAAGCAGTGCCGGATCTTGTGCTCGATCTCGTCCGTCTCGAAGGACTCGGGGACGAGGCCGCCACCGACGCGCGAGGCGTTCGGTGCCTTGATGAACAGCTCGGG